CCGCTCACTCCGGTGGATCAGACTAAAATTCTGGTCCTGGAGTGGGTTGATGATTTGATCATCTCCCACAAGGCCCTAAGGCCCACGATCACCCTTAACAGGGCGATCTCCAACCAAGTCTGATGCTGACATGCTTGGCGCGTCCAGTACGCTCCAAGTGCTCTTCATCGGCGCTTGGCAAGTCAAGTGGTGAATCCTGACTTGCGCCAATGGCAAATTGACCTCTGTTAAGAGGCTTTTGCGAAAGGCACTTGAGAAGGGCACCGCTCCCTGACAATGGGTCCGTCGGGGATTCGGCACTCACAAAATAGCCCTTAGTTAGGGGGCCGTGAGTGTATTGGTCAAGCTTCTGGAACTGGTATCCCAGAAACGAGACCCTGCCCAACAGTGGAGAGGTTGGAGCTACGTTCGGGAAATGTTTCAACAACTTCCCTAAGTAGTTATCCATCCACCTCGCAGTCTGCCACAACCCAGCCTCATAAGCTAGGTTACGGAAGGCTACTGAGGATATAACTCCACTCGCATGCTGCCGTGATGTCGGAAGTACTTCTCGGACTCGGACAATACTAACGTCCTGGCCGTCGTAGTACATCCGTCCGCAAGACTCTCGGAACCTTCCGGTCCAGAATGACTTGCTGACGTTTACTCGATAACCGAAAGTTTCGAGTTCGTCAACCACGGAAAGCACATAGTCTCTGGGGACAATAAGGTCATCCCCAAAGACGCGCACCTGCTTGCGATAGATATTAATCATATCATCGCGAGAAAGTGGGCTACTCAGCTCCCTTTCAATCCCCATGAAGATCAAGGTCAAAAAGACCATGGCTTCCACGGGAAAGCAGAGAGCCGAACCCATAGAGGCGTACTTGGCAAGACGGATTACTCCGTGTCCAGGTACACGAGCCTTCCTCGACCGAGATGCTTGGACTGCCGCCGACAAAAGCGGATAGTCTGCAAACAAGGCGAGTACATGCTCGTTCGAAACACGATCGGAAGCTTCACTCAAATCGAGTGTAGCGAGGTCCCCGCTGAGGGAGCCTCGCTTCGCCATGGTCCTATTCGGGACCTGGTCGTCGAATCCGATCACGCGGGAGAGGAAACTATCCTCTGAGAACGCGTCGAGTAGACTGCGAAGAAGCGCCTGCTGTGCATATTGCATAGCAGTAGGCTCGATCGCAATAATACGAGGTGTTTTGAGCGTCTTAGGTACAGTGATCACCCTAACGGGGATCTCTGCGCCGGGTTCGAGGATGTCAAGCTCCTGGTCCAATTCACTCTTGTAAGAGTGATTAGGAATTAGGAACTCCTCAGCCGGTAATACCGACTGAAGACGAGCAGTCCAGGTTCGCAGATTCCACTTACCATTAACAGTAAGCTTATCTGCGACAGCGCCTGGACCGTGCTTCGGAGTCAAGCGACCCCAGTGGACATCTCTGTCCACCTTGGCAAATAAATCGCCAAAAAGCATGGCACTTACACGCCGGAAGTCCGCTAGATATTGCGGATCCAAACGTGCATCTGCCACCTTGACATCCCGCTCACATTGAATGAAGTCAGACATCGCTGATCTCTCACGACGAGGGCTTACTACCCTCGTTCTGAGTCCCTCACGGGACTCAGAGGGGAGACCAATCTTGCCGAAGAGCAGTGTTAACTGCAAAACGGCATAGATTGCCTCGATGTCTGGTTCGTCCAAGAGCGCACCACTACAAGGATCGAACACACGTCCAAGGAAACCCGACAGAAATGCCGGGAGACCAGTACGACGGCCCCTCTTAAATGAGGGGCAGTCCGAAGGGACGACAAAACCTTGGTCCAGCCATTTTTCGATGGCCTTACCAAGGTCTGCCAGGGTTATCGCCAAAAACGATAACCCCTCGTGTTCGACCCGCTCCGTGACAGTTTTTATGTCGCGGAGGGCGCTAGTGCTGCATCGCATGGCCAATTCCTCGGCCATGCAGGACCAGAGACGCATTAGGCTTTTCATTGATCCCCTCTCTATAAGAAGGTGGTCAAATCCTTAGCCAATGCCATTAAACAGCAGTTGCTCGTCTTCAACGAGCATGTACTGACTAGCTGCTCGAATCCTTCTGAAGGATATCGAACTGCTCGTCCACGTACATGTCCATCCAACGCTGCAACACCTGGGCGTTCTTCCAAGATAGCTCATTCAAGAGCATCTGGAATGCGTCCGGGTTCTCGGACAACACTTTCATGTTGATTCCGTACAGTGACAACACCGCTCCCAACCAGAGCCCCTTTCGGGTGCCCCGGTCCGAGGACAGTGTGATCACGTTGTGGACGTTGGACATGGAAATCTCCCGATGGGAGCTGTTCATACCGAACTCCTTCCTGGGGAATTCCCAGTTGTTGATTTGCATTGCTACTGCCTACTACCGCGAGTTCTGGGCGGCTTATTCAAAACCTGCAATCTCTTGATTGAGTAAAGCAGATTCTGGTAAGCCACTTGCTGCTCTTCACTAAGGTTCTTACCTAGGTGAATCGTGACTTGCACGACCGCTCGGTGAAGTTCATCCGGACGGACGTACTTGACACGTACGGTGGTATTGTTCGCGCTAAACCCTAGGGACATATATTTTGTCCCGAAAGGATAGCCTCACCTGCAAGGTACAACGCGTCGACCAGGACAACCGTTATAACCATCACACGTTTAGTGATAGTTGTACGGGGATCATGGTCAGAACGCCGGCGACCGGGAGAAGGATCTGCCCGGGAAGCTCGTGCGGGCGGTCGATGTCTCCTTTCGGAGTCACCATTACCGCGTCGCATGTCCTTGCGGCCTCTCGTTCTTCCAGCCGCTCATTAGAGATGTCGTGACCTATTGGTCTACGACTCACCTCCGAGCAGCTTGGTGACGAGCAGGTCCGAAGATGCTGCCACCTGGGTCTTGTAACCGACCCAGACTGCCAGCGCCTCGGCAGCCGTGTAGCCGGCGGGCGGAAGGTCGAAGACCGTGTAAACGGACATTCCGACCTTCACGTTCTCCGCCGGCTTGAACGGATCCGAGGTAACCTTCGAGGTGTCGAGTCGCAGCATCCTCCGTGTGCGCTTGCCATAGGTATGGCTCGCGCTGAGAAGGATGAGCCCGTCGCCCGACTGGTACTCCGACCGGTCGTCTCCCACCGAAATTCGGGGGAGCGACACGGCGGAAGCCGGTGCGATCGTGACGGTCTGCGGATCGGCGAATGACATAGGCACATCTCCTAGGGCTCCGGTCTGGAACCCCATTGGCGTTTGACAACAGTGGATACATCTACCGTTACGTCCGGGAAAACCCGAGCGCAACGATGATGGCCTGCTGACGATCTGTTAAAGCATCGAAAGTCAAGCCGAACCCAAATGGGTTAGCCCTCCTTCGCGTCTTGATAGTTGTATTCAAGATTAGCGGTAGAGGTCTCAGGGACTGATCGGAAAAACCGGTCAAGCCCTCGAAATCATAGGTATCTGTCACGGAACTTGTTTCCATGATATACCCATGATGCATAACCAGACCATCGCTGGCGAAATCCGTGAGATTCGAAATGACATCTCCCGCATTACTAAACCAGTCGATAGCCCAGGTCCATGGTGCAAGGTTCCAGAGAGTTTCTGGATCGAGGCCGATGCCAAGAACTTTCTTGGCTTCTGCAACTCTCTTACTCAACTCCCCGAAATAATCGGGAAGATGGTAGGTGAAAGCTCCAGAAAACCATCGACGGCGTTCCGTTTTACGGGTTCGCCACACCTTGCCCATATTCAACTGATTCGGATTGAACATCTCCGACGTGGACACCGGGAAATAACCCGATGTATTATCACGGAAGAGTGTCCTTTCGTACTCAGTTGAAGTTGGGAAATTCCATCTACGGCGGACAACCTTTCCCGCATCACGCTGATACTGTCTTATGATAGCATCAGCTTGCGAGATGGCAACGGCGACTTTAGTGACGTCGTTGACCAAAGGTAGCCAACCAAACTGAACGTTAAGGTACTCTCCTCCCGCAGAACGCGCGAGGTGAGCCCTATCTTTCCAGAACTGAGCTCCGGCAAGTGCCGGAAGCCCTTCTCTGAAAAGTTCGCCCAGGGCGGTTGACAAGTCCGCAACGCTATTAGTGGGCTTGCATTGCGCGATAGCTTCCGCTCCAGCAGCGTTCAGCGAATTAACATCGCTGTTAACTGCTGGTGGAAACACCGCATCAACGCAATTCCACGGGAGGACTGGCCCCTGGTAATTCCAGTGGGTCATAACTTGTCCGTTTTGGATAAGCTTCGAACCTCCAGTAGCCTGGTCTACCATTTCTGATATGACCGAGCTTTTGGAAGTATAGAAGTTCCCCCCAACGTCGCTGCGCGCACCACGAAGGTTGCGCCAGCCGGGATGGTACTCCGAGACAGTAGTCTGTCTCCCTATGAGCGCAGATGGCCTAAAGCTGCCTGAGATGTCCGGTCCATAAGACCAGATGTCCCAGGGTATGCTGTAGGACTTCTTACGCAAGAACGCATTCCGTTCCGGAAACGAAACGGCACGCGTTCGCGTACTGCTCATAGGCAACCACCTCCTTTGGTCCTCTGGGGTACTCCCCAGAATCGCAATCCAACACCGATCGTTAATCGGCATAGGACTGCAAATGTATGCACTGTGCCCAGGGCCCCGCAAGGGGCCC